CAGAGTAATTTAAATAGCCACCATTACCATTTGTTGACTTAGCAACTATATTTGTTGCATTTGCTGAGTGGACTTCTAATTTATGTGATGGACTAGTACCAATACCAACATTGCCATCACTACCTTGAACAAATAATGCGTGAGTATTATTATCAGATTCAACACGAAAGTCTATGTCGGCACTTGCTTGATTAAATACAGTCTCTGTAGCTACTGTTGTCATACGAGCAACTTCTGACCCTGCAAGTATTGTAGTAAACTCAAATTCAGTATCTTCTGAACCATCACTTACATCTGAAGCAAAAGCTCTAAAAGTTGCATAGGTTACATCTTGTGAGTTATCATTTCTTCCACGAAAAGTCATTGAGCCTAATCTATCACCATCAGCAGGACTAGAAGAATTTCTATATAAGTCTAAAACTGGACCAACAGAAGCATCTGCATCAGTAGATGTTAAAGTCATTTGTGTAGTATTATCAGCAGTTGTAATTGTCATACCAGTACTTGATGTAATAGCACCATCAACTTGTAGAGTAGATGCCATGTCTACAGCACCATCTATGTCCACAATATCAAGATTAGTTGTGCCATCTACATCTATGTCACCTGATATATCTAATGATCCGAATGTACCTACACCAGTAGTTGTAATCGTACTAGAGCCAGTATCAATCGTACCAAAACCAGATGTTATTGATCCTGCGTTTAATGCACCAGTTGTAACTATGCTTGAACTACCTGCAACAGCAGATGCACCTATATCTGATAAAACCTCACTTGCTGATCTACCCTCAATGCTTGTGCCGTTTACTCTTAGGAAATCATCATCTGCTACACCACTTGTAAATACAGGTAAGTTGCCGTTGGAAATACCAGTTGATAGAGTAGCAACTGTTGTAATAGCAGTACCATTCAAGGTCATAGCATCAGCTTCTAATGTGCCGTCTATATCTGCATCACCACTTACATCTAATGACCCTGCATCTAATTCACCTGTGAGTGTAATGTTTCTAAAACTAGCAATGTCCTTGTTAGCATTTACAACAACTGCTTTACTAGCTGCAACTGTACCTGCTGTAATACCATCTAGCATTTCTAGTTCGGCTTCTGATAATTCTGCACCTGATCCTAGTGTTAAGTTACCACCAACTGTTAAATTACCTGCAACAGCTAATGTACTACTTGTCACAGTAGCATTTGGTGTATGTGTTAGATAAGTAACAAACGATCCACTAATCTTACTGCCTAATGTTAATGTTCCACCATCGGCAATACTTAGTTTATGTTGGTCAGCATTATCATCGCCCTGATCTGATTTTAGTACTATTCCTAATGCAGCACCTTCAATATTAGCAGATATTTCTAAACTATCATTTGTAGTCTCGTCATACTGTATAGCTATGTCAGAATTAGTACCTAAGAGTATAGTCTGGTTATCAATAACAGATAAACCTACGGCAAATGGTTTTTTAGCTGTGGCTGTTTGTGTACCATCTTTTAATAACGCAGTAGATAAACCTGTCGCAATACCATCCATCTCGGCATCCATACGACTAGCCTGGATTCTAATACCATTGTCACGATCATCTGTAAAATCATGCACCCTTGAAAAAGTGCCACTACTATAAGGCATCTAAACTGGCCCTCCTGGTATAAATTGAAAGTTACTTGATAAAATACTTATTTTCTGTGTTGCAGATGCTACCTTTATTCTCAAAGATGCTGATCTACCTAATCTTCCTACGACTTTACGTTTTTGTATAATTCCTGCTCCAACTGTGTCAGCCCAAAAATCTATGTCAAACTCGGCTGTATCCCACGTTGCTAAATCACTCTCAAATACGTTAGAGGATAAAGTCAAACCTGTTGGTGCTTGTTGATCCACCGATACACCAAAGTCAAAGTTAATATCTCCTAATGCTTCAAGCATAGGTGCAATACTTGTAAATCTCTTTAATGATGCTCTATCACCAAAATAATTATAGGCAAAACTTATATCAGCCGTAATCGCTGTTGTTAGATCAGCATTGCCACCAATCTTATAAACCTTACCATCTGTTGTACCAAAATAAGTATCACCATTAAAATTAGCAAATACATGAGCAGGTATATTTTGAAATATAGCCCAAGCCCTAGTTATGGGATTAAATATATGTTGGTTAAATGTATCTGTTGAATCACCTGTTGGATAATTAAAATATACTTTTGAGCCATCAGCAGAAACGTGGATTTGCCAACCTGTAGATGTACCAGTTTCAGCAACCTGGCTAATGACTGTTCCTCTTATCTTTTCACTTATAGCTGCTGCTCTGTTACCTATTAAATCCTGTCTAAAGACCTGTGATAATGGCAAATAACCTTCTCTTGTGGCAACGATCAAATCACCACCTAATTTAGCCATAGCCCTTATTTCATTTACTGGTTCTGCTACTCTAAATGTACCAACTAAGGCAAAGCTAGATGCACTTGGATCAGTACCAGTATAAACTAACACCTCACCAGAACTCATCATTAATGTGAGAAGATCATCTTGACCCTCACCACCATCGACTGTCAAAACACCAATCTGAATTAAGTTACCACCAAATGTACCAACTAAACCTACAGGAAACTTTGTAAAATTACCTTGAAAGGTATCAACTGTGGCTGAATAGTAAAAGTTTTGGTCAACTCCTGTAAAATAATAAAGTCGGTTTTTATATGTGGTAACACCCTTTAGTGTCGATGCACTAGCACTATCAGATAAAGTTATACTAAGGTTTGATGCTGAACTGCCATTCCAACTAAAAGGTGTATCTGTTCCATTCACAAAAATGGTTAAGCCGTTAAACTCTGTTGTCTGAAATCTACCATTAGATAGACCTGTCTTTTTACTTACAGCACTCCCACTATCAATCTGATACAATGTGCCATTTGATCCTACAGCTAATAACTGTCTGTTAGCCCCTGCAAAATGCTCCACAAGTGTTTCTACATTACCTGTGCCAACACCTGTGCAAAAACTAGAAAAACCATCTCTTGTTGTTATCTTTTCCACAGTTGGAAAGAAATTACTCATAACAAGTGCATCAGTCGGTGGCATAGCATCTAAACTATCTCTTGAGTTTAAACCACCAACAGGTGCAGGTATAGATGCAGATTTAACTCTATATCTGTTTGCCGTTTGTATAGGTTGTAACATTAAACACTTCCATAGCCACTATCAGGCAAGTTATAGCTATATGGACTTACCCTTAATCGTCTTGCATCATCCAGGCTAATAATAGGTGAGCCACCAGAACGTGATACAGCCTGTCTTAACTCTAGTTGGTATTGTCTAAAGTCCTCTGCGTAATCCAAGCCGTGCATCTGTTTAAAACGCCAGGTAACACCTAATTCTATCAATAATTCATCTAATATGCCTGTATCAGTATCAACAGTAAAAGCTGCTTGTGATGTACCATCTGTTTTCTGATTCCAATGAGAACTAACATACTCAAAACCAATAGTTTCGGTTGCCGTAGGTGTTGGTGTAATATCAAACTTTAACGCATTAGAACTTGATTTTAACCTAAACCTTTGTGTAATACCTGCACTAGCTGATCCATGTCTATCTAGTTGATATTGTTGTGGTGTTAATGGCCCTGTAAACTTATCAAGGTCAGTCCTGTTAAATGCAGTATCACCAACAAACCTATCAAAATCAGTCGGCAAAGCATAAGATTGTGTGCCAGATGCAGTCGAAAACGTATGCTCTTTTAATAGTATTGGCCATGCAGTTGCCCTCATTAACTGTTTGCCCTCACGTTGGCATAAAGCTAATAACTGTCTTGCTGTAGGGCTAGTGTTAGAGATAATCGTTGTTTCTCTTTCAAACCCTGTAAAGTCAGCTACGTTCTGACATATCGTTAATAGGCTCATCTGGTATTCCTATATTTAATGGTTTATGTACTTTTTTAGGACTTGGCTTTTTTGCGTTCATGGTTAATTCTGCGATACGTTGTAATTCAACATAAGGCTCGCCAATACTTCGTAATTTATCTATTTCAGCATTTGCTAAATCTTCTACAGATTCAATTCCAATTAATTCTAATTCTATTCGCCTTGACTCTGACATAGCAGGTAAATCTTTGAGTGGTGTACCAACTTGTTTCTTATTGCCTTTGGTTTTCTTGTAGGCTTCCCATTCTTCTGGAAACCTAGATAAATCCTGTGGTCTAACAGGTGCTTCAAATATATCTTTCATACCCTTAACAGTAATTCTTACGAAATCTCGTATTTTACCATTAAATTCACGTTCATAAAATTGTGGTGTAACTGACATTTATAATCCCTCCAGATTAGTTGATAAGAGGGCAAGTTTCCCTGCCCCCATAGTTTTATTTAGAATGGGAAATCACAGATTATTTCTTTATCTGAAATATCACCTGCAATCGCACACACATTGTCTGTTGCTGCTGAAGATACGTCTAATGTACCATCGGCTGCACCAGTTGGTGTTAATGGATCACCATCTGCACCTGCTGTTAAAGCAATCGTTAATGTGGCTGCTCCTTTAATTTGAAACCATCCATAAGTTTCTGTTGCAATATTTGCCTGGATTACTCCTGCACCTATTTCAATAGAGTCACTTAAATCAGATGAACAAACATGGTTTTTATAGCCATCCAACGTATAGTAATAGGCAACTTCACCTGCTACACCATCAACGGCTGCTGTTCCATCATCATATTTAAGATACTTATAAATTTTAGTACCATTAGAGTCTGTAACAACTCCTAATTGACCAGGTATAAATTCTGGTGTTGTACTTTGGGCTGTAACGTCAATCCCCAAAACTGCTGCTATTGTCATAACAACTTTCCTTTCTATTTAATTAAAGTTAAACGTGAATAACACCTTGTAAGGCTCTGTTACTACAGGTTAAATTACCTGACCAGAACATTGGTGTTACCATTGCATCTTGATTAACTGACATCTTAGCTTCACCAGGAACAAAGTTTCTGTTAGCTGCGACTTCCAATCTTAGATAATCAGTATTTAAGAAATACATCTTATTAGTTGGACACGCATCATCAAAGATAACGTCACTATTTAGATACTGAACACTTGTAAAACCAGATGTTGCCACTCTGTCAGATGTAACTCTCTGAATTGCCTGTAATGATCCTAAAAAGGATTTATAAGCATTTGTATCAGCCATAATTAAATCTGGGCTATCTGATCCACGAACTAAACTTAAATAGATGTTGTTCATGTCAGCTTGGACATTAGTTGTACTAAAAGCAGAACTTGTTGCTGTAGTCTGTGCATTTTGCCAGAATGTATAAGTAGAACTGTTAATTCCACCTACTGTACCTGTACCTGCATCAGCCACTATCAACTGTAAACCACCTACTTCCTTACCACTTGTTCCAGTACCATCTGAATAGAGTGATGTTGAAAGTGTGTTTGACATAGTTTTTTCAAGTACACCAATTCTTGACTCTAGCAAGTTAATGATAGCTTCTGTTCCAGAGTTTTGTATCTGCTCAAGACCAGAAATTGTTACATTTCCTGCTAATTGTTTGTATTCAAATGTAGCACTTGTTAAAACGTCAGATGGTGAAACATCTAATGTCTCATACCCATTATAGAACCCAACTGTGACGTTTGAAGCATACTCAAGTTCTCTAACGATTTGTCTACCAGTAACAGTAGAAATGTTACCATTCTCACTTAATCTTCTTAACAAAGCATTATGATTTGTTACGTTATCAGCCAGACTTTTGGAACGATTCCTAAGAGTCGTGGTGATTATTTCCGATAAATTTGGACTCGCCATAATCTATCCCCTTTCATTATTTTCTAATTGTTGAATTGATTTCATTATTGTGTCTCTTACAGACAAACCAGTTGGAAGTGCTTTTTCAGCAGGAGCAGCATTACCCCTAACAGTTGATCTTTGTGCTTTTTTAGCTTTTGCCACAGCTTCGGTTTTTACCTTTTTCTGTGTCTTAGTCTCAGCATAGTTGTCCATTAAACTCTGTCTTAATTTAGGGTCTGCATAGACAGCCATATCATAAGCTGTTGCTAAGTCTGGTGCTTGATTGCCTTGTATTAGAACTCCCATTCTATCCCTGACTTCATCAAAGTGTGGATGTTTTGGGTTGCCGTTGGCATCTTTTTCACCTGCAAATTGGTCGATCATTGACTGTGTGTTTTGCTGAACACTTTGCATTTGTGTCTGTTGTTGTTGATTTAGAAAACCTTGTAACTGGGCTACTTGCTGTTGCAATGCTTTCACTTGTGGGTCTGCGTAATCATCTTCGGCTGTGTCTAATCCGACTTCCGACATATCTACCCCATAATTCTTAGCAAGCCATTGGATTGCCTGTTTAGGGTCTTTACGCAAATAATCGTGGGCTGCAAGTAGTTGTCTAACTGCTCCAACCTCATCCATTCCTGCCCTTGAGAAATCATCCATATGTGGTTTCATAATCTCGTCAAAGGCTTCTTGTCTCTTTCGGTACTTAGCTAGTGACTGTGTTTTCTTAGTATAATCACCCTCTAAGTCCTTATATCTTTTCATAAATAAATGCTGACCTGTAGCATCCATCTTGTTAAACTGCTCTTTAAAATCATTTGGCCAATGTTGAGGTGGGGCTATCGCTTCCAAAGGCTCATCTTCAGCCTTTTCCTCGTCATCTTTAGCAGCAACCTCTTCTGTTTCTTCGGCTTCTTCCTGTTGCTCTGGCTCTGGTGGTTCTGGTAGTGTGTCAGCTTCTTCTGTTTCTTGGATTTCCTGACCTGCCAACACCCTGTTTATAGTCTCACGAACTGTCTCGGATGCTGACTCATTAGTAGACTCTGGACTTGTTGGTGCAGAATCTTGAGTGCTTTCTTCTAGCTGTTCTAAATTATCTGTCATTTAAAAATATGATTTTGTTCATTCCCTACTTCAATTAAGTTATGTTTACGCAAGAACTCTTTGTGCTGTGAACGTGATTGTATCCAACCAAAATCTTTCATGTTTTGATAAGGCTCAATATCCCTCATAATATTCACAGAATGAGATTTCATTGCTTCTGATTTTTCAACAAGTTTGCCACCAACATGAATAAAAGTTTGTCTACTCATCTCATTAACATCCTTGCTGCTTGTTGACGCATTTCTGCATCCATCTT